CCCTTGATGTGTCCGACTGGTTCTTTTAATGCTTGTGTCTCTGTGGGACAGTCTACCTTTGCAGTCGCTGCACCAGTGCCTGCAGGGATCTCTGGTGTGTCAACCTCTGGTTGCTCAGGAGAGTTTACTGGTGGGACTGGAGAGTTATACTCAAAGTCCATCTTGTTAGTGTCGTAGTCAAGAGGACTGAAGTTTGGCATACCAGCATCGCAGTATGTTATCAGTCCATTCTCATCATCTACACCTACAGTATTAGAATTATTTTTTGATTCGTGTGCCTCTACACATCCAGGCATGTCTACAATAGGCACACCTATCTGCTCTGTGATAGGGACATTGGGTGGGATTACTCTTGGAGGATTTACAATCCAATCACGGACTTCAGAAATTCTAACATTCCCAATGTCAATGTTTCTAATATTGATATCAATATCAGGAATATCAGGCATAGGTCACCACCAATACAACACGACGATCTTTCTCAGGTAGAGCATGACAATGTGGTCCTTCAAATAGGCACGCAGTGTCTTCATTTGCAGGGAATGATTCATCGCCAGCGATGGTATCACCACCAGCGTCCGTCAAATATATGATAACGTTTTTATGTGGGAAGGTATGGTCTTCATGCACAGCACCAATCTTAGGGTTGGATGGCAACGGCTCAATAGCATTTGCATTCATCCTTAAGAGGTAGTTGAATCCTATGTCCTCGTTATGTTGACAGATCTGACTAAAGACAACCTGGAATAACTGTAGATATTCACATTGTTGCACTGGGTATCCAGCAATCTCAGGTCTCTCTAGAAAGATATGACTATAGAAGTAAAAATTATCTAACTGATTTTGAGTCCGCATCCAGGGGAAAAACTCCCCTGTTACCAGACTCTTTAACTCATGATACTCATGGGTTTGAGGGACAATCAACTCTTTCATAATTAAAATTAGCAATCATTAAATACTGACCCCACTTGTGATCCAACCGATGAGCCTGCCTTCTGACCCAGAAGCAATGCCCAACCACCTGCTAGCCATCCAACGTATGGGATACCCATTACAGCAGGGACAGCAACACCAGCAGCGATAGCACTACCTGCCATTGCACCTTGTGAGCGTGCTCCAGCGTCCGCGATTAAACACTGTACGTCTTTCGCAGACTTTCCCTCGCTGTCAACACCCCCAATATTTCTAGTCCCATCCATAGTGTATTGATCACTACGAAACTCTGTGCGGTCTTCAAATGTCTTACCACCAAAGAAACCACTTTTACTTTTAGTGAGGTCTAAGGATTTCTGAGACTCAAGGATGGCAGGATCGTTTGCTTTGTATTCGATACTGTAACCATCCTTACCTGCTTCTATTTTGTAAGAAGAGTAAGGTGTGCCTCGTGGGATATTAATGGTAGGGACCTGAGGATGCTTCGGCCTGTTGACTACATACCCAAGTAATCCAATATGTGCCACAGCAAATAAACCACCAACTGTAGCAGCTACAATCTTTAGTTTATTATTCATGGCAATCTCATTCCAGGAACTCCTCCACCTTTACCTTCACCAAAAGGCAGAGCAGCACCTCCTGTTGCCTTAGGTAACTCAGGCATTGCGCCATCCACAATACTAGGCAATGCACCAGCGATTGCTTCTGTCGCTGCTGCAGCAACCTTACCCATAAGTTGTGCGGTAATTGCATCCTTCTGCACATACAGATAGGTGCCACCTCCGACGATACCTGCAGTACCTACAAATGATAGGACTGCCATTACATTAATTAGTTTTTGCATAACATTTACAGTTTGTAGGATTCATCTGTAGAAATTTTGATTGGTCCCTGCTCAAGACGAATAGTCTGTGAAGGTGCAGTCTGTGCTGCTTTCTCAATCAATCTTTCCATCTGGTCTTTGGTAATTCCACCACCATTACCACCACCTTCTCCAGCTTTCTTTGCTGCCTGAACACCAAAAGTAGCCAAAACGCCTGTGAAGACGCTGGCTATGAAAGTTGGATCGAGTTTCTGCTCTGGAATACCCAGTGCAGGGGGTAATTTAATATACGCTAGAGTGAGTATACCACCACTCCAAACGAGAATACCAAGTCTAACAAAAGTAGACAGAATAGCTAGCTGCTCTTCTTTGTCATCAGCTGCTTCTTTGATTTTACCTAGGAGACCTTTCTTTTTAGGTTCTTCCTTCGGTGTGGTTTCTTGTGACATTAGGATTCAACTGGTTGTTTTTTCTTCCCAATATTATATTTGGACTCTAGAGACCATTCACCTTTATCCTTAAAGGACAAAACTTTGATTTGGTTAAGGGGAGCAAGCTCTCCTACCTCTTCATCACGAGCAATGTCAATCAGACCCCAGTCTGATAACAGTTTCGCAATGCGACTTCTACGTTCGATATCATTCGTAGTGATGTTTGTTGGCTTACCATCCAACGCAAACAACTCCTTGAAGTGTACGACGTAATACTTACCACGTTTGTGGAGAATGTGACAAGACTGATACAGTTTGCGCTCTTTCCTAGACGCAACACCAATACGGGTGAGGGTTTCTCTTACCTTGAGAAAATCGTCGGGTTCTTTAAGCGTCACTTCTAACATCATGTCTTGAGACCATTGGATCTCATCGCTCATTTCTTACCTCCAGTATTCAATTTAGATGCAATAATTTTTAGCTGGTCCTGGGTTAGAATCTTTAGTGCCGCTTGTGCTTTCTCAGTGTTGTAACCATAGTATCGTTTAACTAGGTCAAGATCACCGTCTTTTATCTTCTTGTCCCACGGGGAAAATCTCTTCGATTTCCTAACACTATATAGGAAATATTGATATTGTAAGTCACTATCTAAGTTCTGACACGCATTCATCTCATTAGCGTGCATCAACGTATCAATGTGGTGCATCATACACTTATTGATAACGTATGCTGGATACTTCTTCATAGCAATAGGATCCTCTGAGAGATCCCCTTGCTTCAGGTTGATACTGTTGAGGTAATCTTTGAGAGGAATGTCATACTGTTTCATAAAGGGATGCCAGAGGAGTGGATTCAGTGAAGTTGGTAACTAACAATTCAGTCTTGAGTTTATTATCTGGACGGTGCTTCATACCATAGGTAATACGAAACTCTTCTTGATGGTAGTCAGTATATGCTTCTTTCAACTCATCGTCAATGTTATATGTAACCAACCAACTGTGAGGACATACCTTACAGTCTTCCACAAACTGAGTGTGGTTAAAATTCTTATGCATCTCGGCGTTAGTGCCGTAGAGATATGTGTTGATCTTGTATGGAGGATCCAGGAAGATGAATGTATTACTCAACCCCTCCTCAGTATTCATTACGGTCTGGTAATCTAGGTTAGTGATACGCCAGTGCTGAATGATCTCAGAGATATTCTTCAGGTTATGAGCACCACGGGTGGTGAAGTTTTGATTGGATGCAGTCTTAGAGAAGGAAGAGTTTTCAGTCAACCCGCTATAGCTACACTTATTAAGAATCCAAAAGAGCACAGCTTGGCGAAAAGTATCTGCGTTGGATATCTCTGCTTTAGCAGATACGAATAACTCTTTCGCTTTTTCTTCCGTGCTGTTTTCGACTTTGATATTGTAGAGAGTATCCGATAACTCATCGCCACGCTCTTGGAGCATCTTCCAAAAACTGTAGAGGTAGACATACTTATCATTAATCCATATGGGAACGTCAGGATACTTCTGAGAGAATAGCAGTGCTACACTCCCACCACCCACGAAGGGCTCACGAAATTCATTGATCTCACTTGGGAATTTCTCAAGCAACGTCTTTGCTACCCTTGATTTACCACCAGGATAACGGAGTGGAGTTTTCAAATACTTCATTGTATAGAGACGTGTAGTTGTGGCATTTCAAATGGACCTACATTTATGTTTCCACAAGGGAATACATTAAATGAAATAGTCCAACGGTCATAGTTATCTAGTTGACGACCTGAGTAGTGTCGTAACCAGGAGGGAAAGAGAATAAGTTTATTCTCCTGTGCATCAACCTTTTCATTGATACCCCAATCACGCTCCATCATATCACCTTGGAAGACATCTAGTGTGTCGTATGTCCGAGGTGTAACAGGATCGTCAAAGAAGGTAGGAGCACCTGGAGTGAGGTAGTAGACAGCACTCAGATAGGACATTGGATGCCTGTGTAAGGGGTGTCCATACCCACTCCCTGCAGGTGCATGGTTAAACCACATAGAAGAGATCTCTAAGGCATCACAGTAGAGTTTATAGGCATACCTATACTCTGCCAGACAGTCCCAGAAGAACTGCCTCAACTCTGTGATAGGACCCTCCTCAAGTTTATGGAGATCAGGACGTGAAGTAATGACACCTTCAGGAAAGTTGGACTGCTGAGCAGGATACCC